TGTTTCATGTAGTTGTTGAAAATGATTTTTATGATGGCTACTATACAGAAAAATTAACAGACTGTTTTGCAACAGGTACAATTCCAATTTATCTTGGTAATCCTGCTATTGGTGAGTTGTTTAATATGGATGGTATCATTTTACTTGATGAAAAATTTGATATCAGTAATTTAACAAAAGAATTATATCAATCTAAACTAGATGCTATTCATGATAATTTAAATCGTGTTATGAATTTAGAAATGGCTGATGATACTCTTTGGAATACAATAAATGAAACCTGTACTAATTAATGCAGATTATCTTTTTGCCCCAGAACAAATACCAGACTTAAAAGAATCATGTGAAATTCACTTTACTAGGTTTGGTAAAAACTCTAGACCTGGTGGAGATGTTGTTTTTTATTCTGATGCAAAACATAAGATTTTTGTAAACGTTAATGAACCTAGCACATCAGCATGGGTTGAACAAGCCGATCATGTGATTGCAAATCAGCATCACTATACAAAAATAGTAACATCTAATCCAAAGATTTTAGAAAACTGTCCTAATGCAGTATTTCTTGCATATGGAACTACTTGGTTGAATAAGTCGAAACACCATCCAGACTCTCTTGGAACTTTTACAGAAGAACTTGGAAATCTTCCAAAAGAAAATTCTGTTAGTATGTTATGTGGCGCACTATATGGTAAACTGGGTTATAGCGTTAGACATACAATATGGAATCATCGTAAGAATATTCCAGCAAAATTAAACTTCTATTCATCGACTAGATTTCCAATTCCGGGTGAACAATTATTGCCCAATGATAACAAAATCCATTTGTTTAATTCAATGTATTCGGTAGTGGTTGAAAGTTCTAGTGAGCCAAATTATTTTTCTGAGAAACTTATAGATTGTCTAATAACAAAGACCATTCCAATTTATTGGGGATGTCCAAATATTTCTGACTTCTTTGATACCAGTTACTGGATTAATCCACAAAATATACTAAATGCAGAGTATACGGAGAAATACTATACAGAAAATTTAGAAAAAATTAATTGTAATTCTGAAAAAGCAAAGTATTATGCAAAGTCATTATTGGAGAGAATATTAGAGGTATCTTTATGATTGTTCAGATCACCATAACAAGAAACGAACTATTTTTACTAAAGGAAATGTTGCCTCTTTGGCAAAAATATGCCGATGCTTTTGTTTTTATGGATGATAATTCAACAGATGGTACTTATGAATATCTGATAGAAAATAAAGATAAGTTTAATATTTTAAGTGTCATGAAAAGTGGAATGAATCGAGATGACATTTCAACTCAAATTGAATCAGAAGTTCGTCAACGCTTATATGATGAAGCATTTAAATATTCTGGAAATATAATTTGTTTAGATACAGATGAATATATCGATGGTCAACTCAATAAAGAACAGTTGAATCAAATTATGGATAACAATAAAGATATGTTATTTCATATGAGATGGATTCAATATACTGATAAAAATCAAATACGAACTGATGGTCCTTGGAAAATAAACTATAAAGATAGAATTGCATCATATAGCACTAGAGGAATATTTAAAACTGCTCAAATGCATTCTGAGCATTTACCTGTTCCACAAAGACAAGCAATAATCGAAATTCCTAATTTGTTTATTGCACATTTACAATGGTTATGTAAAAATACTGTTGCTGTTAAACAGTATTTTTGGAAAATAACGGATTATGTTGTTAATAAAAGATTTGGTGTTCAGACCACACATCCGAGTGCATATGATGCGTCTGTAAATAATTTTAATTGGCAATATGAATCATTTATGTTTCCATTAAAAATTGATCCAAAAATTTACGATAAACATGATATAAAAAGTAGTTATAAGTATTTGTATATTAAAGAAAATATTGAAAAATATAACATCCCAAATCTAAACGATTGGGGTATGGGAATTCATTAATTATGGAAGATATTTTAAAAGCAGTAGAAGAGTTTATAACCAAAAAAAATGAATCTAAGAAGTGGGTGGCCGGACAAGATATTGTCCAGTATGCCGGTCCTTACTTTGATACAGAAGAATATGTGGAAGCAATACGAGCATTACTAAATGGTTGGCTTGTGTTGGGAGAAAATGGTATTCGTTTTGAACATCAATTTCCAAAATATGTTGGGAAGGATTTTGGTATTTTGACTAATAGCGGAAGTAGTTCTAATCTACTTATGATGTCTGCTCTTACATCTAAACGCCTGACAAACTTCCAAAAGGGAACAAAAGTAATCACTCCTATCGCTGGATTTCCTACTACAATAAATCCTATTTTTCAAGTGGGATTTGTTCCTGAATTTGTTGATGTTGATATCGACACTCTGAATCTTAATCTAGATCAAGTAGAGCAAAAGGCAAAAGAAGGATGTAAAGTAATTACTTTTGCCCATGTGTTAGGTAATCCTCCTAACATGAATAGACTCATGGATATTGTCAATCATTACGGTTTAGTGTTCCTTGAGGACTGCTGTGATGCATTAGATTCTACTTATAACGATAAACCACTAGGATCGTTTGGTGACTTTGCGAGTTGTTCTTTCTATCCAGCACATCATATCACTATGGGTGAGGGCGGATTTGTTGCTTGTAATACACAACAGCAAGAGATCGTAGTTCGAAGTTTCCGTGAATGGGGAAGGGGTTGTTATTGTGTTGGTAAGAAAGCCAATATGTTAAAGAATGGTATGTGTAAGACACGGTTCTCTAATTGGCTTCCTTCGCTACCTGATGAAATATTTGATCACAAGTATGTTTATGATGAGATTGGATATAACATGAAACCAATCGAACTACAGGCTGCTATGGGTCTTGTGCAACTCAAGAAGTTACCAACAATCACTCAGAAGAGAAATCACAACCACAAGAGATTAAGTGATATCTTTGCTAAGTACGAAGAGTTCTTTGTTCTTCCAAAAGCAACAGAACATGCAAATCCAAGTTGGTTTGCCTTTGCTTTGACCATCAAGGATGGTGCGCCATTTAAGCGTAAGGACATTGTAAACTATTTTGAAGATAACAAAATTCAAACTAGACCATACTTTGCAGGAAATGTGATGCTACAGCCTGCTTATGCTGGTATCATGAATCAGGATGATGTTATCAACAATTTTCCAAACGCTAGAAAGATTACAACTGATACTTTCTTCTTGGGAACAAGTCCAGTTATCACAGACGAACAACTTGATTATATTGATTCTGTTACTTCTGCTTTTTTCAAGGATAAGATATGAACAAGCGAGTTTTACTCTTAACAGGAACAACTGATATTCTAAGAAAACCAAATGAAACAGACAACACGATGGAAGAAGTGTTTGATCTGACTCTACCATCAAAACAAAGATATGTTAAAAAACATGGTTATGATCTATTATCTTTGAGATCATTTGGTAAAGATAGACATAATAGATTCACAGAATTAGATCTTGGTTTTCTTCGAGTATTAAGAACATTTGAAATGCTTGAATATTATGATGCTGTTATGTGGATTGATGCCGACTCAATCATTACAAATGATAATTTTTGTATAGATGATTTCCAATTAGATGAAGATCATTGTTTTTATGCCTCATGGGATTGGTCTGGAAAACATACATTTAGCACGGGAAATTTTATAATTCAACGAGGTAAAAACTTAAATGAATTATTTAATGCTTTTTTACAAGTTGGAAGATATGTAATTGATACTAATCAGTGGGGTTGGGAACAAACCACTATGAATCTAATTTACAATAATACTAATTTGAAAAACACTATTAAAATATTAGATCATAATTTTTTAGGATCAATTCCAAATAAAAAGTTGTTTATGGGTATTTGGGATGGTAGACGGGAAACTCCATATCCTTGGTCGGTTGACTCTTTTTTAGCACACATAACAGGAATTCCAAATAAAAATAGAATACAGGTTTTAACTCAATCGTTTGGAAATTACCTATGAAACTTAATCTTAATAATGTAACTATAATTTGTATTGATGGTGTTAATCCGGATATAGGATTAAAAGCCCTAAAATATAGCATGAAAGACATTGAGTTTGGGAATGCCAAACTTCTGTCTCATATAAAACCAAAGAATATACCAGAATCAATACAATTTGTTGAGATTGATAAATTGACGCATGACAGTTATAGTCTATTCATGCTACACGAATTGCACAAGTATGTCGATACTGATTTTTGCTTGACTATCCACGATGATGGATTTGTTATCAATCCGCATCTATGGGATGACAATTTTTTAAAGTACGATTATATTGGTGCGCCATGGCTTCATACTGTTCAATATTATGGACAAAAATATAGGGTTGGAAATGGTGGATTTAGTCTAAGAAGTAAAAAATTAATCAATCTCTGTAGACAGATCAAATTGAATGCCGGTCACGAAGATGCTAGTATTTGTATCCGTTATAGAGATGCACTCGAATCACATGGTTGTGTATTTGCACCAGTTGATGTTGCAATGAAGTTTTCACTGGAAGAACAGATACCAGAGTGTGAATTTAATCTGAATAATACTTTTGGTTTTCATGGACGAGGTGATCCAAATATGGACCCATCTCGTGGACATTATCAACAATTTTTGGATAGAATAAAATTATTAGAGACATTATAAAATGGGATTCATAACAAAATTAGATATATCAACATGCTGTGCGTTTGGTTCTCAGATGGGACAATACGCAAGTATGATTGCGCTAGGAAAACATAATGGTCTACGACCTTTGTTTGTTCGGGAAACTCTAAATCAAGGATTTGGTTTTTTAATTGGAATGCCGTTTAAGCATTCTCCTGAAATTGTTTCTGTTGAAGAATTAAAGCAATTACCAGTTACCAATTTTGTAGTAAAACAAGATCATAACAATTTAATTGATTCTAGATTATTTTCATTATCTTCTAATGAGAATTATTTAATAAATGGTGATATTGCTTTATACAATTATTTTGATAAAATTAGAGATGAAATTGTTGAACTATATTCCTTCAAGGATGAAATTAAACAGTTTTGTTTGAATTATCTGAATTCATATAAGAAAAATGATGAGACTATAGTTTCAATTTGCTTTAGACGCGGCGACTATTTAACTCAAGCCTCTTTGAACTTATCCTTAGAATACTATCGTGAGGCAGTAAAAACTATAGAAAACATCTTACCTAATACAAAGATAAAGTATTTTGTTTTTTCCGGTGCTGCATATGGTGATGATGGTATGTCATGGGTTAAAGAAAATTTCAAACTAGACAATGCTGTCTATGTTGAAAACTTAGATAGATTTCAGCAAATGTGTCTTATGAGTTTGTGTGAACACAACATTATTGCCAATAGTAGTTTTCCGTGGTGGGCTGCCTATTTAAATCAAAACAAAAATAAAAAGGTAATATGCCCATTCAAATATCTTAATGATGATCGTTTTGATTATATCAATGGAAACTATTTTCCAAAAGATTGGATTGCTTTACATAAATATTAAAGCGTGAAAGGTCATTGTGATGAATAAGATATCTGTATTTGGTGGTAACGGTTTTATTGGATCTAAGTTTTGTCAACTGTACAGCGAAGAAACTGTAAAAATAGACAGAGATGATTATAAACCAAAAACAAATAATATCCTGTACTTTATTAGTACAGTTGATAACTATAATGTTCATACTAATCTTCACATAGACATTGAAACCAATTTAAGTGTTTTAATGAAGGTTTTAGAAAACATTCCAAAGAACAGTGATACTACTTTTAATTTCATAAGTTCTTGGTTTGTTTATGGTAAGAACTATGAAATGCCATTTAGAGAAGACTATTCAAAATGTAATCCTTCTGGATTCTATTCGATTACAAAATATTGTGCTGAACAATTGTTAGTTTCTTTTTGTCAAACCTATAACATAAAATATAGGATATTTAGATTAGCCAATGTAATTGGAGAGGGGGATAAAAAGATCTCCAAGAAGAAAAATGCTCTTCAATTCTTAATTAGAGAAATTGTCAATAACAGAGATGTTCCTCTCTATTATGGTGGAGAAGTTTTAAGAGATTATATTCATGTAGAAGATGTTTGTTCTGCTCTTAAACTATGCATGGACAAATCACCAACTAATCAAATAATAAATATTGGAAGTGGTAAACCATACAAATTCTTGGATATGATCAATAAAGCCATAGAATATTCTGGCTCTACATCAAAAATAATACACATTCAGCCAACGACATTCCATGATATTGTTCAGGTGCGACACTCGTATCTTGATACAGCAAAGTTAGTATCATATGGATTTAAACAAAAATATGGTATTGATACCACAATTGAAATGCTAGTGGATTTCTATAAAAAGGAAAGTAAATAATGAAAGTTGTCTATATTACTGGTTGTTTAGGTTTCATCGGTTCATATGTTACTCGTCTGTGCCTTAAAAAAGGATGGTATGTAAAGGGCGTAGATAAGATGACATACGCTGCAAATAAAAATCTATTAGAAGAGTTCGAACAATATGAAAACTTTTCATTTGTACATTGTGATATTAATGATTTAAAGTTTTTGTATGATTGTGATTATGTAATCAATACAGCAGCAGAAACTCATGTTGGAAATTCAATTGCAGACAGCAAAGATTTTATCCGTTCTAATATAGATGGAGTTCATAATTTATTACAATTGATTAAAAATCATAGAGGTGAGAATGTTAAAAAACCAATATTGTTTCACTTCAGTACTGATGAAGTTTACGGTGATATTGAAACTGGCGCACACACAGAAACGGATTTATTAAAACCATCTAATCCATATTCGGCAACAAAAGCGGCAGCAGATATGTTAATTATGGCATGGGCTAGAACATATGATCTTTCTTATATCATAGTTCGCCCTACCAACAATTATGGTATAGGGCAATATGTTGAAAAATTAATACCAAAGGTTTGTAAGTATCTTAAGATTGGAAAGAAAGTTCCTCTTCATAATAATGGAACTCCAGTAAGAAATTGGTTACATGCGGATGATACTGCAAATGCTGTGATGCAAATTATAGACTCTGGAGTTGAAAATCAAATTTTTAATATATGTGGTGGATTTGAGCAAAGTAATTTGGAAACTGTTAAAAAGATATTTGATGCATCAGGCATTTCATCAGAGAAAGTAAATACTTACATAGATTTTTCTTTAAATAGACCTGGACAAGATGTAAGATATGCACTAGACGATTCCAAACTTCAAAAGTTAGGATGGAAAGCAAATAAAGTATTTGATGATGAGTTGAAAGAAATTGTCAATTACTATAAAAATAAATTTGTATGGTGAGGATTTTATAATGGATCAATACGATATTTTTGAAAATTTATTTGTACTAGAACTGGCAAATAACCATTGGGGATCACTGAAACGGGCTAAACAAATAGTTAGAGAGTTTGCAAAAGTTGTAAAACAAAATAAAGTAAAAGCAGCCATTAAATTACAGTTTAGGGATGTTGATAATTTTATACACAAAGACTTTAAACAAGAAGGAACTGGTGTAGATTTATCCGCTTTACCAAAAAGAAGTAGATATATCCAAAAAACTTGTAAAACCAAATTATTATATTCTGAAATGGAAGAGTTAGTTGAATACATTAAAAAACACGATTGTATTCCTATGTCAACTCCATTTGATGAACAATCGGTTGATTGGTGTGTGTCTATGAATCTTCCACTCATAAAAGTTGCAAGTTCAGATATCAATGATTGGCTACTGTTGAATAAAATAGCAAGCACAAAGAAACCAGTAATATTATCAACTGGTGGAGCAAATGATAAACAAATAGATGATGTGGTTAAATTTTTCTACAATAGAAATATTCCAATTGCACTAAATCATTGTGTTTCCAAGTATCCGAGTGAGGATGATGAATTAGAACTAAATCAGATAGATTATCTAAAGCATAAGTATCCAGATGTTGTGATTGGTTTATCTACCCATGAGTATCATGATTGGCACTCTTCTATGTTGATCTCCTATGCAAAGGGAGCAAGAACATGGGAAAGACATATAGACATACCATATCCATCTGGACACGAACAAAAAGAGGTTTCCAAATACTGCTCACTGCCAAATCAAATTGATCAATGGTTTAAGGCTTATAATAAAGCGGTTGAAATGTGTGGTACTTCTTTAATGTCTAGAAGAATAATAGATCAAAAAGAATCTTCTTATTTGGAAGCACTGTACCGTGGTTTATATCTAAAACGAAATATAAAAAAAGGAGAAAAGATAAGTGTATCAGATCTTTACAGTGCGGTTCCATACCAAAAAGAATTAGGACAGTTTTCTTCTAGGGATTTTATTGAAGATGATGCAATTGCTCTTCATAATCTAAAAAAAGATTCGCCATTAACTAGACAAGATATTTAATATGAAAGTTTCTGATTTAGTTTTTGATTTTATCAGTTCTAAAGGAATTGATACCGTATTCACCGTATCTGGTGGTGGTTGTATGCATTTAGTAGATTCTCTGGGAAGAAATAGCAATCTACATTATATTTGTAATCATCACGAACAAGCATGTGCGATGGCGGCTGAAGGATACGCAAGAACAGCAAATGTTCCTGGCTGTATTTTAGTTACTACTGGTCCTGGAGGAACAAATGCAATTACTGGAGTTCTTTGTGCATATCAGGACTCTATTCCTATGATTGTTATTTCTGGACAAGTTCCATCAGATCAACTTTCAAACGGTACTGGTTGTAGACAAATAGGTCAACAAGAGTATAATATTGTGGATACGGTTAATCCTATGACAAAATATTCAATCACGGTTACCGACAAAAACATGATATTATATCATCTTCAAAAAGCATATTATTTGGCAACTTCTGGTAGACCTGGTCCTGTTTGGATAGATATACCATTGGATGTACAAAGCAGTGATGTTGATGTTTTGTGTTTAAAGAAGTTTAAAGAACCTATAACTAAATGCAACAAACTGAAAACTTGGTTTTATAGTAATAAGTTACAAACTCTTTTAAATAAAAGTAAAAGACCAGTAATTGTTGTTGGAAATGGAATTAGAGCATCTGGAGCAATAGATCAACTTACTTCATTTTTAAACAAAACTGGAATTCCTATATTAACTGGACCGCATTCGGCTGTTGATGCTGTGAATTCTGATTATGAATTTTATGCCGGTAGATTTGGTTTATTGGGACAATATACATCGAATCATATAATACAAGAAAGTGATCTGATTATATCATTAGGTTCTAGACTTAATCCTAAAATGATTGGTTATGATTCTTCAAAATTTGCACCAAATGCTACTAAATTTATTGTTGACATTGATAAAAACGAAATTAAAAAATTAAAGTTTAATAACAAAATTGGTTGGTGTATTGATCTTCGTTTATTTTTTGATGCTATACAAAATATACACATACCAAATATTTCTATGTGTCAACAAAAAATTAAGGAATATAGAAACAAAGAAAAATTAGTTTTAGATAAGCATGTGCAGTTAAAAAATTATGTCAGCACTTATGTTTTTGCTAATAAATTAGAAAAATATCTGAAAGAAGATTCTACTATAGTTACAAGTGATGGAACCGCGCATGTCGTTCCTCTTAAAACTATAACACTAAAAAAGCAACAAAGACTATTTAGCAATGAGGGAACTGCTCCAATGGGATATGGTCTACCGGCTGCAATAGGTGCATATTATGGAAATAAAAAACCAATAATCTGCATAGAAGGAGATGGTAGTATCATGATGAATTTGCAAGAATTACAGACCGTTAAACATAATAAAATACCAATGAAACTGTTCATCATAAATAATGATGGTTATTTATCGATTAAGTTAACGCAGAATTCATTCTTTAAAGGACATTTGGTTGCTTCTGAATCTTCATCTGGCGTTTCAATACCATCATTTGAACAATTAGCAAAAGTTTTTGGTTTCAAGTATATTTCTATAGTCAATAATGATAAAATAGATTCCGCATTGAAAGATACATTCTATGATGATGAAGCAACTATTATAGATGTATTTACCGATCCAAATGAACAGCATGAACCGAAGGTAGTTGCAAGGGGTATAAATAAAGATGGGAAAATAATCCCAGGCGAATTAACAAATATGAATGTGAAGGTTGTAGATTTATGAAATTTTTTCCAAAAACAAATTCTAATAATGCTTTTTATAATAACTTATCATCTTTAACCGAATTAGCAAATAAATTAGAAACTGATAAAGGAACTGCCAATTCTTCTACCCTATCATGGGGAAAAAACTGGCCAGAACACTCTTGTATGGGTTATACCCTTACATACGAGAAGTATATGAAACAGTTTCGTGATAGATCAGTTAAATTATTTGAAATTGGAATTTGTGATAAAAGATTTCCTTATGCATCTCCAAAAATGTGGATGTCATATTTTAAGGATTTAGATCTATATTGTGTTGATAATTTTTGGGGATCGTATTTACATACAAAAATTGAAGATATCAAGTTACTAAATGAATGGGGTGTTAACTTCATTTATGCAGATCAAGGAAATTTTTGTGATTGGGATGAACTAAAAAAAGAATGCCCATCTGATTTTGATTTTATAGTAGAGGATGGCAGTCATTGGCCAAATCATATGGCTGTTAGTTTATGGCAATCTCGTGATATGTTGAAATCAGGTGGATATTATTTCATGGAAGATCTACAAAATCCAAGCACAGCAAGAGGTAAATTTAAATATGACAACTCTCTTCTTGCCGAGGATTTATTTACAACACAGAAAACTGGTATATTTAATTCTCACTTCTTAAACGACAAACAGAACCAAGAAGTGAATGATTCGTTTGAACTTATTGAAATGGTGTTAGATGAAAAATCTATTAATTATGTTGTTGTTTTTAGGAAAAAATAAATGATACAAGTAAATAACGAAAATCCAAATGAACATTGGCAATTTGTTTCTGTCAATAATCGAATTGTTTTAGATTTAGGTTGTGGTAGATGGGAACATGTAGAACATCGTGATCCTAATTGGCCAACAACTCCTGAATTTTTTAAACAAAGAGGAGCAACCCATGTAGTTGCTGTTGATTGTGATCCGAACGAAATTAATTGGTTTAATTCCAAATTTTCAACAGAAACAAATTATGAATTTGTTTTGGGCTGCATAAATTCTCCAAATGATTTTTCTTTATTAATATCAAAATATAATCCAAATTGTATTAAGATTGATATAGAAGGAGCGGAATCTAATCTTATAGATTTATCAGATGATATTTTTTCTAAAGCAGATGAATATTATATCGAAACTCATAATCAACATTTATATGATTCTTGTCTCAACAAATTAATATCATGTGGTTATCAGATTAATAATACAATAGATTTGATTCATACTCATGGTTCGTGCAAAGTCATATTTGCTAAAAAATGAATGTACTAATAAGTGGCGGTAATGGATACATTGCAAAAAGTATTCATCAGCATTTAAGCAGTATTCATACTGTAACTTCTATTACACGAAATGATTTTGATTTAACAGACTGTAAAAAAACTTGTGAATGGTTTGATGGTAAGACATTTGATGTTGTGATTCACACTGCAATCAGTGGTGGCAGTAGACTACAACTAGATGACTCTTCTGTGTTTGATAATAACATGGCAATGTTCAATAACTTGATTGCCAATCAAAAGTCTTTTTCCAAGTTGATATCTTTTGGCTCAGGTGCTGAGATTTTTCACGGAGACACGCCGTATGCCAACAGTAAAAGAGAAATTGCAAATAAGATACAAAACTATGATAACTTTTACAATTTAAGAATATTTGGTGTGTTTGATGAAAATGAATTAAATACTAGATTTATTAAAGCCAATTTAATTAGATATTTAAAAAAAGAACCGATGGTAATTCATCAAAATAAAATAATGGATTTTTTTTATATGAAAGATTTTATAACACTGGTGCAACATTTTATTGAAAATGATAAATTAGATAAACAAATAAATTGTTCGTACAGCCACAAATATTCATTAAAAAATATAGCAAATTTTATAAATGTACTTGGAGAACATAAAGTTCCTATAGTCATTGACAATAAAGATAAATTTGATTTTTATTGTGGAGATTCAGAATTACCTATTCAAACTATTGGATTGCATAGAGGAATTTTAAATACATATAAGTGTTTACTGGAGAATAATAATTATGCATAAATTATGCCTATCGATGATCGTTAAAAATGAATCG